CGACCGGCACCATCCCAACAGCAGCCCGGACGGGATACACGGCCAGCGCAGGGCTTGGAAGCTGGCGCAGGTGGATGAAATGGACGCACTGGCGGACACGCTGGAGAGGATATACGGATGACGGATTACCCACCCACGATAGAAGAGCGCTACCTATCGGCCACCAACACCAGCAACCTGCGAGTCGAGGCCGAGCGCACCGGATCGGCAGACGTGCTCATTGCTTATGGCTGGTCCATGTCTCGCGTTGGCTCTGCATTGCTGCGCCTGCAATCCGAGTGGGACAGCAGCGCAAAGCCAATACCGCCTGCGATAGAAGCTGTCGCCGCCCTTGCCCAAACCATGCGCAAGCCGGGCAAGAAGATCGACATTCGGGCCGCGCAAAAGGAAGCAGATCGCTGTTTTGACAACGAACTGGCGCTTTTCCGTTTGAGGCTCAAGAACCTAACCCCGGTCCTGACTCAAACCGTGGGGTATATGGAGCGCAAGGGTATTGAGTACCCGCTGGAGAAGGCCGGCCCCATCGTCGGCTGGTGGCTAAACAAGAACTGTCCCGAGTGCAAAGGGCTAGGAAGGCCGAGGATTCTGGACGCGCCTATATTGGGGAAACTGGCTTGTCCGCGCTGCCATGGAAGCGGCGAGGTGCATATACCGCATGGCGACGACGGCCGGCGGGTAGTTTCTTGGCTGGACGACTGTTTGAACTACGGGCGCCAGGCGACAAGGGCTAGACTGCGGAACTATTGAAGGTGATTGCGCACTAATCCGGTATGTAGTACACTGCCGCCGAGGTCGGCAACGACCAATCACCGCCGAACGTGAAGCCGGGTATCCGGTGGAAAGACACTCAAGGGGAAACTGTCCCCAAAATCAGCCCGCCAGAGCGATCTAGGCGGGTTTTCTTTTGCTGCCCGCAGACGACACACACGCACCAATTTGCATCTAGGTGCCGTACTGCGCGGCGGCGAACTACACCCGCGCAGCATGAGCGCGCCCGCCAGGCGGGATCTCCTTTGCGACTGCGCCATCGTCATCATGTGCGGTGCGTCCCGGTAGGCCCAGCGGCTCAGGCCGTAAATCCGATGGGCAAACGGACGGCACCGGGTAACGCTAAAGCCGGACCGTGGCGGCAACAACGCCGGCAGCCCGTGACGTAGCAGGCCGACCAGGCGGGTGCTCCCCCCAACCCGGCCGGCGCGGGCGCGGGCAACCAACAACCGAAAGACCACATGGACATGATGCAACCAGCCCAACCAGCCCAGCAAAATCCCGGCGATCAGATGATGGAGAAGCCCGAAGAAAAGGGTTTCGTCGTGTGCATCGCAGTCAAGCCCGACGGAACATTCATGGTCGGGCGGGACGACGCGCAGCAGGGACAGCCAGCCAGCGACGTGAAATCCGCCCTGACCATCGCCCTGCAGATCATCAAGAGCGGCGGGCAGGACCAGGGGCAGGACTTCGCATCCGGATACGATCAAGCAGGGGACAGGTAATGGCTCGCGTGACTCTAACCTTCGACGACGCTCCAGGCGGTGAAGTCGGTCTGCTGATCGACCTCAAAGGCCAGCTGGACATGAACTCGCCCGCGCATCGCATGGCAAATGGCGTGTTGAACTACCTGGACCGACTGCAAGCGCAGTCAGCCCCGGAGATGATCCACACCGCCGAGGCGATCAACCAGCGCAAGGCCGATCAGGTCGCGCATCTCAAAGCGGAGAGCCAGATCATTCTGGCGCATTGACGTGGCAGACGATCGCGGGCACGAATCCGACATCGTTCGGATGTTTCGGTATTGCTCCACAACCAAGCACCTGGAAGACCGGATACCGCAAACGCGGCACGACACCATCGTCTACGAGATGTCATTCCGGTACGGGCGAGCCGACATCGTGGTGTTTCATTTGGATGGGTCGGCAAGTGTTATCGAGGTGAAGGACGGGACGAAAGGCTACACGCATGTCGTGGCCGGCATTGGGCAGGCATCCCTCTACGCAGCGCAGCTTTCGATGGCGCGCTCTGGGTTGAAGAAGGTGCGCCGCTGCCTGCTTTGGACGTCAACCGGGAATGTGGTGCTTGACTCCATCATCGAGACGGCCTGCGAGATGTCCGGCACTGTTGCCATGCCGTGGGGCAGGCTAGAGGATCACATGAGGCATGAGCGCGAGGTGTGCGCCGCCTTCGAGGACTGAGCCATGTCCGGCCGGAGAGTTCAAATCGACTGGGAAGCGGTCGAGAGGGATTACCGTGTCGGCCAACTGTCGGTCAGGGAGATCGCTCGGCGCCATAGCCTAGAGGCGTCAAGCATCACGCGCAAGGCCAAGAAGGAATCCTGGACCCGCGACTACACCGAAGAGGTCCGAGCAAGAACGCGCGCCGGATTGGTTGAAATTGCAAAGCAACAGGCCGCAGAGTGTTGCGCAACAGAAAGCAACGAAAGCAACAATGCCGTTTTTGGCAGCCTGGAAATCGCCGTCGAGTCGAACCTACGGGTGCTGCGCAGTCACCAGATAGGCATCCGCGACAACGCAGAGCGCCTGTCCAAACTGACGCAAAAGTTCGACACGCTGTCAGATTCGGCGGCCGACCTGAACGACATGAGCAAGGCTGCGGCGTCGTTTGAGTCGCTTGTTCGGGCGCAGAAGACTCTAGTCGCCCTTGAGCGCGAGGCGCTGAACATCGACGACGACAAGCTGAAAGCCGGCTCGGGCGACATCAACATTTCGTTCTGATGGAGGCGATCAACTACAAGGCGGCGCCGACGGCCAGCAAGTTTCACAGGTCGGCGGCGTTCGTTCGGGCGATACGCGGGCCGATCGGCACCGGCAAGTCGGTTACCTGTTGCATGGAGATCATCCGGCGCGGCGCAGAGCAGGCGGCGTTCAACGGTGTCAGGAAGACCCGGTGGGCTGCGATTCGCAACACCTATCCTGAGCTGACCTCGACCACGATCAAGACTTGGCAGGACTGGGCGGGAGAGGACCGGGCGCCAATGAACTGGTCGGCGCCGATCACGAGCAACTTCAGCCAGCGCCTGAAAGACGGCACGACGGTCGAGATCGAGGTGATGTTCATCTCGCAGGACCGACCGGCGGATGTGAAGAAGCTCAAGTCGTTGGACCTGACCGGGGTATGGCTGAACGAGGTCAGCGAGATGCCCAAAGCCGTGCTGGACATGGCAACGGGCCGGGTTGGCAGGTATCCGTCCAAGGCGCAGGGCGGCGCAACATGGTCTGGCGTGATCATGGACACGAACAGCCCGGACGAGGATCACTGGTACTACGAACTGGCCGAGGTCACAAGGCCGGACGGCTACGAGTTCTTCGCGCAGCCCGGTGCGCTTGTCAAGCAGGAGGATGGAACCTACGCGCCGAACCCGGACGCTGAGAACGTGCAGCATCACTCGCTTGGTTATGAATACTGGCTGCGCCAGATCCCGGGCAAAGCGGACCAGTGGATCAAGGTGTTCGTGCTGGGTCAGTATGGCAGCGTGCATGACGGCAAGCCGGTCTATCCCGAGTGGAACGACAGCCTGCACGTCAAGGAAATCTACGCCATCCAGGGTGTGCAACTGAAGATCGGCGTCGACTTCGGACTCACTCCAGCGGCCGTGATCACGCAGAACGACGCGAAGGGTCGGCTACTGGTGCTCGATGAGATCGTCGGCGAAGACATGGGGTTTCGGCAGTTCCTGGAAGACTTGTTGATCCCGTACCTGACGGTGAACTACCCGCTGTGGTGGTCGAAAAAGGACGACATGATCGTTCTGATCGGCGACCCGGCTGGCGACCAGCGCGCCCAGTCAGACGAGAAGTCGTGTTTCATGGAGGCTCGGGCGAAGCAACTGAAGATCAGGCCGGCAAAGTCCAACGCATGGCTACCGCGGCGCGGTGCTGTGGCGTGGTTTCTGTCGAAATTGTCAGGCGGACAGCCGATGTTTCTGCTTGACGTGGCCTGCACGACGCTGCGCAAGGGTTTCAACGGCGGCTACAAGTACCGACGCATTCAGGTGACGGGCGAAGAGCGATTCACCGAAGAGCCGATGAAAAACCGCTACTCGCA